GGCCTGGCCGCGTGCTTACAGACCTGATCCCCGGACACTTCACGCTCCCGATGGGCGTGTCCTCGGTGAACATTCCGATCATCAGCAACGGAACAACCGATGCCCAGACCGAGGACATCTCCGCGGTTCCCGACACCGACATCACCGACCAGGCCGGGTCCTCGCTTTCGGTGACCTTCTCGGGTGACGCCGATATCGCCCTCCAAGACCTCGAGTTGAGTCCGGTTGGCGCCTCGATCGACATGGCGATCTTCTTGGACCTCAGCGAGTCCTACGGCTCCAATCTCGAGGCCGCGGTGCTCTACGGGGCCGGCACTGCCTTCCAGCAACTTCCCGGGATCGCCCCCAACGCCACGACGAACGTCAGCTACAGCGACAATTCGCCGACCGGTTCTGAGATGTGGCCGCTGTTGGCCGAGGCTGCGGCCCAGCTGGCTGACGCCCGTGACCTTCCACCCGAAATCTGGCTCATGCGCTCCGCGCGCTGGTTCTGGCTTCAGGGCCAGGAGTCGACCACGGGTTACCCGTTCGGCCTGAGCCCGATGTTCTTGGGCAAGGACGACCCCCTGACGCCGAACCCCATCGGCGGGCTCATGGGGCTGCCGGTGTTCCTCGACGACTCCGTCTCGGCCACGCTCGGCCCCGTTTCGGCGCCGCAGGACGAGATCATCGCCGTTCGTCCGAGCGACCTGTTCCTATTCGAGACCGCCCCCATGACTGCCGTCATGCAAGAGCCTGGCTCGGCCAACCTCTCCGTCCGAATCCAGATGCACGGCTATGCCGCCGCGATCACTCGGTACACGCAAGGCGTGGCCACGGTGACCGGAACCGGCATGTCGATCGCATCTGGTTACTGATTCACCCTCCGCAGTAACGCCCACGCCGGACCTCACCCGAATAGCGCGCCGTCTCGCTTCTGACGAGACACCCGCGAAAGGGATTCGCAGGCATCCACCTGGGAGCAACCAACAACCTCCCGCGCCAAGTCCGGCGCGCCCGAAATGAAGGGAGAGGCACATGCCTCCCGAGATCAGCACGGAGCCCACGCTCCTCGACCGGCTCAGTGAGCGGCGCCAGGTGGCGTTCGACGCTTGGGCCAAGTTCGTCGAAGAGCGCGAGGCCACAGAGACCGCATTCGAGACCCGGATGGCGTCCGACGAGGACAAGCCGACCGAGGACGAGATCGCCGCACTGACCGAAGGCCGCACGGCCTATCGCGCCCAGGCCGATCAGCTCGACGCCGAGGTCAAGGACTTCGACCGCCGCATCGCCGATCAGAAGGCCATCGAGCTGCGCCGCAAGGAAGCGGCCGACGCCGCCCGCGGTAAGGACACTGAGCCGACGGTCGTCATCAACCGTGAGCCGCTCATGTACGAGCGCGAGAAGGGCATGGGTTCCAACGGCATTTCGTACTGGCGGGACATCGCCGCCACGCTGGTGCCAGGTGTGACCTTCCAGGGCACGACCAAGTCCGACGCCGAGGCGCGGCTGTTCCGCCACCGCGACGAGATGGCGGTCGAGCTGCCCAAGCGCATGAAGGCCAAGGTCGCCAGCGCCCAGCGTCAGGTGGCCAAGGCTGAGGGCGGGGAGTTGCGTTACGACCCCTTCCACCGGGGCCAGGTGCACAACCCCTTCGAGCAGCGCGTCGAGCCCAACCTGACACAGGGTCAGGGTGGCTACTTCGTGCCGCCGTTGTGGCTGGTGGAGCAGTTCATCCCCGGTCTGCGTGCGCACCTTGTGGCCGCGGCTCTGTGCCGCCAGATGGACCTGCCGACCGGTACGGACTCCATCAACATCCCGAAGCTGGCCAACCTGACCACGGTCGGCTACCAGCAGGCGAACAACTCGGGCCTGCCCTCGACCGACTGGTCCGACACCGCCGTCCAGGCGAACGTCAAGACCATCGGCGGGTACTCCGACGTCGCCCTGCAGCTCTTGGAGCAGTCGCCCAACGAGATCGTCGACGAAGTTGTCACGACCGACCTCATGGCCGCCTACAACACCTTCTTGGACCTCCAGGTTCTCGCCGGTGACGGCGTCTCGACCTCGGTCCTCAACGGTGGCCACCTGCAGGGGATCTACTCCTCGGCCGGCGCCTCGGCTTGGAGCGGCTACAACGGGATCACCTACACGGACGGTTCGCCGGCCGGTTGGAAGTTCCCGTCGGTCCTCGGCGCCATGGCGTCGCAGATCGGTCGCACCCGCTTCGACACCACGAACTTCCGCACCGTCCTCCATGGCCGCCGGTGGTTCTGGTACTCGACGTCGGTGGACGCCAACGACCGCCCCCTGGGCGAGACCGTTTCGGGCGGGCGGTACAACATCGCCGCCGCCATCGAGTCGGGCATCCAGCCCGAGGGTCTGGTCGGCTCCATGCCGTCCATCGCCGACACGCCCGTCTACATCGACGACAACGTGCCGACGACCGACACCGCTGGAGGTGGCACCCTGCAGGACATCGCCATCTCGGCCCTGTGGGACGACCTGTGGCTGTTCCAGGGCGACCTGCGCACCGACGTGTTCCGTGAGGTTCTCTCGGGCTCACTCGGGGTGCGGTTCCGCCTCTACAACTACGCGGCCTTCCTGGCTCGCTACGGCCAGTCGATCGCCATCGGTTCGGGTTCGGGCTTCTCTGCTCCGACCGGCGCGGTGTCCTCGATCGTCTTCTAGTCAGCTGCCCCGGGGCCTTCGGGGTCCCGGGGCAACCCCCAACTTCCAACCTCTCGTCTCTCGAAAGGAGACTCAAATGCCTGGTGACATCGTCAGCGGTCGATACCCGCTGACCAACCAACTGTGGAGCTGGCTCGGACAGCCGACCAACGCCACACAGAGCAACGTGCCCGCGCAGACCAACCTGGTCGGCGGTGCTCCCCAGCTCATCGACTCGACCTCCGCGCTCGCCTCTGGCGTCGCGACGGCGGTCGCCGTTCCTGTGGACCTCGGTATCGCGATCACCGCCGTCGACGTCATCGTCGGCGCCACGGCGGCTTCGACCCCGACCCACGCATGGGTGGCGCTCTACTCTGCCCCCACAGCAGCGGGCACACCGAAGCTGGTGGGCACGCAGTCGGTGGACGGCGCCACGACGGCCATCGCCGCATCGGGTCGATTCAGCTTCACGCTGCCCTCCTACCTCACCAACGCCACGGACAGCCCCACGGGCTACCTCTACGTGGCGGTGTGTGTGACGGGTACGGCAACGCCGTCGCTGGTGTCCTACACCGTGCCGACGGCCGTGGCGTTCCCCTGGTATGCCAACAGCCCGGCGAAGATGGGCGCTTTCACCTCGGGCACCGCGCTCGGGGCGACCGCTCCCGCGTCGCTGACCCCGGCCGCGCAGGCCGTGACGCCCGTCGTCTTCCTGCGCTAAGTGGACGTCAACCTGGGGAGCGGGAACCATCCGGCTCCTGCTCCCTGGGTCAACGTCGACCAGTGGGCCGGCGTCCGTCCGGACTTCGTCGCGCCAGCCTCAGACCTCCCATTTGAGGACGAGACGGTCGACAATGTCTACTGCGGTCACCTGCTCGAGCATCTGGTGTTCGACGACGAGCTCCCCGCGGCTTTGGCCGAGATTCACCGGGTCCTGGTTCCCGGCGGATCTCTGTGCGTCGTCGGACCGGACTACGACAGGGCGCTCTCCAACCCCGAATGGCACCCGCTCCTTCCCAGCATCGTTCGTGGCGGGGAGCGGTGGCCCGGCGATGCCCACCAGTGGCTGTCGACCGGACCCACGGCCCTCAAGGCCGTCGCGGGCGCATTCGCCGATGCGGAGGACGTGGAGATCACGTCACTTTCCGGTTGGCCTGTCGTTGACACGGTCGGTTGGCAGTTCGCCATCCTCGCCCACAAAGAGCCGTGACGCAGTTCTACGTTCCCTTCACCCATCGAGACCAACGGGTCGTGGATACCGTGCCGCCCGGGACGATCTGGGTCGATGTTTCGGCGGACGAGGAAGCGTACTGGCGCGCCCTCTGCGACATCTGGGCCAAGGGCGAGAGCTTCGCCCTCATTGAGCACGACGTTGTGCCGCACGCCGATGTCGCGCTCGAGTTCGCCCGGTGCCCCGAACCGTGGTGTGTGTTCGGCTACGACCCGATCTGCCATGAGTCGTGCCTCGAAGCCTGGGCCAACATGCTCGGCTGCACTCGATTCCGCTCGGATGTCATGGCCCGCTGCCCAGACGCCCTCACTTCGATCCCCGAGGGTCAGCGGGATTGGCACAACTTGTGCGATCACATCGCCGGAAAC